GAAGTATGGGTCGGCGTCTGGTGCTGCCATTGATGCTGCTGCGGTGACTGGTGAGAACAACAGCTATGGTATTGCTACTGACTTCACCAATAGCTGCGGTCTGATCTTCCATCGTGATGCTGCTGGTGTTGTGGAGGCCATCGGTCCTTCCGTGCAAACCACTGGTGCCGATACCAAAGTGATCTACCAAGGCGACGTGATCGTGGGCCGTCTGGCCTATGGTTGCGGCCCTGTGCGTGTCGGCGTGGCCGGTGCGTTCCGTAACGTTTGAGGATAACCCTCTAAACTTTTAATAAGGGGTGGGCTTATTAAAGCTTACCCCTTTTTCTTTTAATACCTGTCCGAAACATGACGACTCAACTCCAAGCCATCAATCAGATGTTGACCGGCATCGGGCAGGCCCCGGTGGTGTCGCTCGACATTGCCAACCCAGAGATTGCCACAGCACTGAGCATTCTTGACTCTGTTAATCGAGAAGTTCAAGGAGAAGGATGGCATTTTAATACTGAAATTAATTACCCCTTTACTCCTAATACGGATGACGAAATCGTTGTCCCTTCTAATGTTCTTCAGATTTCTGATAATAAGAACTCTAACTTTCAACAATACCAGACCGTATTACGAAACGGCAAACTCTACGATAAAGTAAACCATACTTATAAATTTACAAGTTCTGATCCAATCCGTTGTGATGTGGTGTGGTTGTTTGACTTTGAGGATCTTCCTCAGGTCTTTAAGGATTACATTACTCAACGTGCTACCCGTGTGTTTGCTGGTAGTGCTGTTGGTTCTCAAGATATGTTTAAATTCAATCAACAAGACGAAGGTATTCTACGGGCTAACTGTATTGCTTATGATACCAACACGTCTGATGTGAATATCTTTGGATTGGAGACTGGTCAGAACTTCTATGTATCTTATACTCCTTTCCGTACTATCGCACGATAATGGCAGCTATTTCTCAGAAAATTAGTACCCTTATCGGGGGTGTTTCTCAGCAACCGGATTCGGTTAAATTTAATGGCCAGGTTCGTTCTTGCGATAACTATTATCCTGATGTTGCCGTAGGACTTACAAAGCGTCCTGGCCTTCAAGGGATTCGTAAGCTTGATAATCCAGCTACTGATGGTACTTGGTTTGTTGTCTTTCGAGATGATGAAGAAAAGTATCTAATGCAATTTAGTAAAGCTGGTGCTTTAAAGGTATGGAGTGCTAACACTGGTCTTGAACAAACTGTTAATACAGTAGCAGCAGAATCCGTTAATTATGCTACTCATACTAATAGTTATGATCTAGATATTCTTCAGATTAATGATTATGTTTTTGTTCTTAATAGGACAAAGACAGTATCAATGTCTGCTACTACCAGTGCTTCTATTAATCCGTATGCTTTTGTTAATATCAATACGGTAGCATATTCTTCAACGTATTCGATTAAACTTAACAACACGGAATTTTCTTACGCAACAACTGTCACTGCTGGTGCTCAGCTTAATGTAAAGGATATTATTGATAACCTTGTTAGCACCATCAATGCTAATACTGATTGGGTAGCAACTGGTATTGCTAATACTATCCATATCAGACGAGCCGATAATGCTAATTTCAGTATTCAAGCCCGTGGTGGTACTGCTGGTACGGCAATAGAAGCCTATCAAGGGTCTGTTACGGCTCCTGCTCAGCTTCCCAAGCAATTTATTGATGGACTAAAAATTAAAGTATCTGGATCAAATGATACTGGTGCTGATGATTATTGGGTCATCTTTAAAACCAACAATGGTGCTACATCTGGAGCAGGTGTATGGGAAGAAACCATTGCCCCTAATACCGTAACAAATATCAATGAGGAAACCTTGCCTCATGTTATTATTCGGGAAGCAGATGGTACTTTTACCTATCGTAAACTGGATGAAGCATCAGCTATTGCTAGTGCTGGTTCTAGTTCTGTGACAGGTATTCCTACTCAAGTTAGTATCCTGACAGCAACCAGTGGTGGTCATACTGTTAATGAATCGTTTTCTGTTACTGGTGGTGCGGGTGAAAACCTAAGACTTTTGGTAACAAAAATTAAAACCATTACCACTGTCAATAGTTACATTGCTACGTCCAATTATTATGTAACTTTAAAAAGTGGAGATTATAAATGGTATGAAAATAATGTTTATCTTGGAAAGACTGGTGGTGCTAGTCTAACCATTGGCAATAAAAGATATACTGTTAATGGAAGCTTTACCGTTATTGGTGGTATTAACAGAGCTGGTATCACGATTACTGCCACTGTAACAGGTGCTATTGATACTATCAGTATTCAACAAGCAGGCCAAGGTTATAATGCCTTGGATACGGTTACAAGTACCTCTGGTGATACGTTTAGGGTTGATACAGTCAACACTGCCAACCTAGAAGGAGATGCTGTTCGTTTGAACTTTTGGAAACCAAGGCAGGTTGGAGATGAAGAAACTAATCCAAATCCCTCCTTTATTGGTTATCCTATTGATGCTATTGGTTTCTTTAAGAACCGATTGATCTTCACTTCTCGTCAAAATGTCATTTGTTCTCAAGCAGGAGATTATTTTAATTTCTTTGCTGATACGGTGATTACCATTGTTGATAGTGACCCTATTGATCTCAGTGCTAGCACATTGCGTCCAGTAAGATTCACTACGGTTCTTGGTAGTCCCAGGGGTCTTTTGATGTTTGGTGATAATGCTCAGTATATCCTAGAAACCACAACAGAAGCCTTTGCTCCAAAAACTGCTGAGGTTAACATTCTTGCTAACTTTAGTGCTACTGATCGGATCTCTCCTGTGGATCTTGGAACTACTTATGTATTTCTTGAAGAAGGACAGAGGGCATCCTCAATCTTTGAAATGGATTTGGGTGGAGCATCAAGTGGTAAGTCAAACATTGTTGAACTAACTCGATTCCTACCTACTTATATTCCAACTGGTATTTCTAAGATCAAAGCATCTAATGCTGCTGGTCTATTGGCGATCCATAGTTCCTCTCAGCCTGATTACCTTTATCTTTATCGGTGGTTTCAAAATGGAGATCAAGGTACATTTTCATCTTGGTTTAGGTGGAATCTTCCTGGTGATATTGAAACCTTTGACTTTGATGAAGGAACGATGTATATTGTTACTAAAAAAGATAGTAACTATGTGCTGAGTACCATGTCTCTTGTTACTGATACTCCTAGTCAGTCTCTTTATTTTGATGGTGCTTATTTGGATGCTAGGCTTGATCTCTTTGATTATAATCCAACTCTTTTCTATGATCTAGATTCTGATACTACTAGGGTCTGCTTTAAGGAAGGATTTGAGAATATGGATGAGCAAGCCGTTATTATGTATCTAGATCCAACAGAAGCTGGATACTTTGAAGAACAAACGATCCAATACGATGCCAGTAAAGCCGCTGGAGAACAGTACTATTTAGTGGTTCCTGGAAATAAACTTACTTCTAAATTTGCTCTTGGATACAAATATACTGCTTCGACTATTCTCCCTGCCTTTTACTTTGTTCGGGATGTAAGTTCCGCCAGTAAAGATACTGTTAACATTCCCAGGTTGTCTAGGATTAAAGTTAATAGTTACAGTTCTGGTCCATTTAAAGTAAAGACTAGGGTAGAAGGAAGAGATGAGTTTGAACTAACTTGTCCTCAGATCTTTGCTAATAATTACTTAGCAAATAAACTTCCTCTTATCCGAAATGCTCAAAGCACTATTCCCATCATGGCACGAGGAGATCAAGTAGAAGTAGAAATTGTTGCTGATAATCCCTTCCCTATTCACTTTACTTCTATTGATTGGGAAGGTACTTATGATAACAAGGGAATCCAATCTCTCTAATCTATGACACCGCTAATCCGCAAAGCGAGCCGCTCAGACGCGATCTGGGTGGCTCAGCACCTACAAGATGATGATCGTAGAGAACTTGAAGGATTAGGCCATTCCTTTATGGAAGCAGCTATTTGTCTTTCTGTTACCATCTCTGATGATCCAGTTACCTTCTTGAACCCACTTGGAGAGATTTGTGGAGTTGCTGGGGTATCCAGAACCGATGCCCATAGTGGAGCAATATGGATGATGACAACCACAGCCATCCGTAATTGTCCACCAAAGTTATTCTTTAAGGAGGCTAAGAAATGGGTCGAACAACAGACCTCCTACGAGATGTTACATAACATTGCTGATCCAAGAAACAAGAAACATCTAAAGCTTCTCCATATGCTTGGATTTAAAAAACTTATGTATGTTACCACTCAAACCAAACTTACTTATGTTGAATTTGCTAAGCTAACAAAATGTGCATTCCCATCTTAGCCGTAGGAATTGCAACAGCCGCATTAAGTGCTGTTCAATCTATTGGCCAATATCAAGCAGAATCTCAAGCTGCTTCTGCCTCACAAAAAGCATACAAACAGCAGCGTAATCTTAATCAAGAGGCTGCTAATAGAGCTTACCAGCAAACTCAACTTAAGCTTAAGGGAGAGTTTGATCAAGCTGCTCAAAAGTCTGAACAACTTCTCATTCAACGTCTTCAAGCTCAAGGAGCAACACTGGCTGCTGGTCGAACAGGTCAGTCAGTTGGTGGATTGCTTGCTGATGCTGCTCGTGTTGAA